TTACCGGCAGACGTACTCGCGTGCCGATTCGATGGTGTCCACGTCGAGCTCTTCGTATTGGATCTCGACGGTTTCCATGCTGGACGCGGTGACCACCGCGCGCGCGCCAAGATTGCAGGCGGCAGGCAGCCCGCCAGCGTACGCTTGGCCATTGATCGCATACGCCAGGCCGTAGCAGGCCGAGCCGAGCTGGAACGGATTGTGGTTGCAGGCCATGAGCTGACTGTTGGCAAGGTCACTGGAAGCCGTGTAGTTGGACGTCCAGCCACTGCCGGCATCGCTGCCGCAGCTACCCGGGTACCCCTGGATCTGCGCACCGCTGGAGTCGCAGGTGTGGTAGGCGAAACTGCCGAAGAAACTGGTCTTTACGTACGCGGTGCGGCCGCTGTCTACCCATTGTGCCGCAGCAGCGCTCTGGGCAAAGGCGGACAGGCCGAGCAGGCACACGGCAGCAGCGGTGAGAGGTTTCAATCCCTTCAACATGACTATCGTCCTCGGTATTGGCGTAGTGCACGCCTCATGCGTGCCAACCGAGTCTACCCCGCAGGTATACGGGCAAATATGACAGGCTCGACAGTCTGGGCCCTTCTGCGCACCCGATGCCTGAAGGGGAAGACGGCTTCGTGGCGAGCGCCGCCTGTTGACTGGCCATTGTGACCACTGCGACCAAAGCACTGGAAGGTGCCGTGGAACAAGGAGCGCCACTCGATCACCAATCGTCGCAAGTGACTGATTCTGGTGACCCCGGCCCGATTCGAACGGGCGAACTTCCCCTTAGGAGGGGGGCGATCTACCTATACGTACCAACGGTCAAAGGGCAATTTGTGCCAAAGCTGTGCCAAACGGGGCGGGCCTGACGGCTGCAGCCACTCCAAACAGTAGCTTGGGATGCTCCAGCACTACCCCTTTAAATACAGCAACTTAACCATGCAAATCGCTCCGCAAATTGCAATTTCCATGGGCATAAAATGCCTATAGAATTGGGGGTACGCCAAGGATTGCGGAGCGACAAGCGCTCAGATTCTGGCGTCATCAGGGGGATGAATGATCGACGAATTGAGGGGCCACTGGCCCGTTATCGAGCAGCATCCATGGGACTTCCTGTGGGTTTTCGTTATCGGGTTGTCGGCTGGATGGGCAGCGTCCGCACTGTGGCGAAAGCTAACATCAGAGAAACAACCCGCCCCTCGGCAGCCAGGCGCAGTTGCCAAGCTTTTGAAGCGCGCAACTGAGCGTAAGTTCAAGCCGAATGGGATTCAACGCAACTGCGTTCAGGGCTTGCGATTCCATGACCACAGGCACCTGACGGTCGAGCAGCTAAGCCAGGTCATGCAGAACAAGTACCCCGTTTCAGACGTCCAGCAGGCCTTAGAGCAACTGGACGAACAGGGGTGGGTGCATTGGCAGATCAGCGAAGAGACCTTTAGACCCGCCTACACCCTCCAGGGCAAGGGACTTGATTACGCGAGAGAGATGAATTTCCAAGTGCGGGCCCCATAGGCTCACATCCCTCACACCTTTGGGTAATGATCCCAGCGCGGACTCCGTCGCCCCTTTCTCGGATCCGTCGCCCTGGGATTGGCCTCCGCCTGCGGGCGGACCGGCTGGAGTGCCGCCATCACTCGGGCGGACGCAGCCGCTGCCGCCTCGTCCAATCGCTGGGCCTGCTGCTGTTGCTCGCGGGTCGAAGGTAATGCCCGTAGCGGTTCCGTCGGCATGATGGGCCTGCTATCGGTCAGCCGGGCAACGGCCTGGCGCAGAGGCAGGTCGGGATACAGCCTGGCGGCACACCAGCGCTCGGCGTAGCGCTTTGCCTGTCAGACGTTGGCGGCGCGCACTTTCTTCACCTGCCACATTTTCTGGCCTTCCATCCATAGCCGGACCCCAGAACCGCCATCCGGCGTGACGCTGGCCGTCTCGCGGCCGTTGTACCAGAGCGCCCAGCGCTCACCGGTCTGGACCCAGCCAGAGGGGATCGGGGTGGTGCGGAAGCCGTGGGAAGAGCGCATGGCCGGGAGGATACGGCCGGCCGTCGCAAAGCCTGCGACGGGGACAGGATCCGGTCAGGGACCAGTCCGGGTGATGACCACTTCTACCTCGCCACCGCAGGGGCATGACGCGGACTTAATGACGTCCTCGCCGTACGATGGTTCGGTCCGCAGGGAGAAGACTTTGGAGTCCGGGCCACTCCAGCTCCCCCCGGAGTAACCAGAACCCTTTTGATGCGCCGATGGGGTGTCGACGGTTCCGCAGGCCTTGCAGGTCAATCGATAGTGAGTCGAGTCGATGATGCCCATACGCCCTCCGGTTTTTGAACCAGAGCATATTCCTGCCGCTTCCGTCACGCCACTGGCGCTACTGTCTGGCCATGTGCAGCCGATTCGTCCAGCTACCTAGCCTCAAGCGTCAGATCGGTCCTAGGTCCTTCACCACAGCTTGGCCCTGCTGCAAGAAGCCGATCAGCAGACGGCCGCCGGCCACTTGCCGACCAATCTGCTCATTGAGGTAGTGGGCCTGCAGCCGCCCTGCTGTCATCAGATCGTCCTGCAGCATGCTGGGCGCGATGCCCTTGAGTGGGTCACCTGGTGACGCGAACTGGCCACCGATCGGCTGGACCGTGGTCGCGCGCCGACTGTCGCTCTTGGTATAGGCAGTGGCCATCATCCTGCCACTTCCCGACGACCAACCGCCCAGGATGATCTCGGTCCCCCCAGCTGTTCGATTGGCAGGTCAGCCTCCGCCGCGGCCTTCTCGTAGTTCAGCCATAGCTGGTCCATTACAGATCCCATCTCGGCGGACAGCTTCTCAATGGAGAAATCCGCACGGAAGCTGGCCTGCAGGACCAGCTCGTAGGTCTTCAGGAAAAACTGGGCCGCACCTCTCGCCGCCAGCAGCACGTTGTGCTGCGGTATCAGGAGCATCTTGGCACCAGCAGAGTGGGCGCCGGTAAGCGCATCCTCCGCAAGCGTATCTACTGCAATGACAAGCTGGTCACGGCTGATCAGAACATTGAGGATGCTCATGGGGCGCGTCCATTGGCAAGCCGAGACTATGGCTGGAGCACTGCCCAGTGTCCACTGGATCTGAACCGGCGCGGCGCTGCGTAGCTGCTGCACCAGCGGAACGGCCCGCCCGGACCATGTCCCTGCTGATCCACGAGGCAACCCATATACCGTCGTTCAGGGGTCGAGCGGCGGCGATGGAAGTCGTGATGGCCGCCATGCTAGGTTCCAACCGGGTAGAAGGGAGCAACCTCAATGAATCGACGCTGGTGGGGCGTGAGTGCATTATTCGTTACGGCAGTGGCTTCAGCTGCGACAGCCGACACACCCGAGGGTGAACTGAGCGATCCCTACGGCTATACCCGCAGCGTACGCCGTGCTGAACTGGGCGCGCTGCAGGCGATGGGCAAGACGCAGGGCGCTAAGGGGCTGCTTGGCCAGACAGGCTTCTACCGTGTCCGCGGCGAAATCGACCGCTCCAGCAAGGCCGCCGAGCAATGTCTTCAGGCGGTGGCCAACGAGCCCCGCGAACAGGTAAAAGGCATCGAGTACCTATGTGCAGCCTCCTTGGCAGGCAACTTGCTCATCCGGGGCGATATTGCCGGATGGGCGACGCAGATGATCCAAGTTCGAACGCTGCTGGACCGCGATATCCGCCCAATGCTCAAACAGCAAGCGGGCGACATCCACCTAGCGGGCATCAGCGAGCCGCATTTCGAGCGCTTCACAGCTTGGCCACGCACTGCCTTGGCGGCACAAACACCTCCAAGCGATATCCATGTTCCCATCCAATTGCAAAACGAACTGCCGACACTCAGCCTGAAGATGCGCACTAAGGCCGGTGAGCGCGAGCTGCGCGTACACGTGGACAGTGGCGCAGCGCATTCGCGCATCGGGCGCACGCTGGCAGCCGAACTCGGGCTGGAACTCACCGAAGGTTTCATGGTTGCCGATGGAAAGGCTGGGGCGGTGTATGCGCTGGCGTCGCCGGTGACTCTGGACATCGGAAGTGTTCTGGTGCGCGATATCTCCTTTGCAGTGCTGGGCAAGGACGATCTACCGCGCATCGGCCTGGACGTGTTGCGCGCGCTTGGACGGGTGCGTATCAACCAAAACGCCCTTGTGATCCAGGCCGCTGCCAGCCCGGTGCCATGCGCGCGACGGATGGCGACACTATCCTCGCTGTGGGGCGATGCGTATGACGTCCGCTATCCGATCCGTGCCGGCAAGCAGAATGTGCTGGTCAAGGTGGATACCGGATTCAACGGTGGCTTCCAGGCGCGCGGAACGCTGCCCGCCCGCCCACCGGCAGCTGCTATACGGCGCAAGAACGTGATCACCACCGAAGGCAGCGAAGATATCCAGTACGTGGAAGCAACCACGCCGGTGATGATTGGCGACGAAGTTCTGAATCTCCCGATGGACATAGGCCTTTCACCTGGGCCTAGGCCGTTGTTCAATCCCGAGTGGCGCTTGGGTTTTGCTTCAACCCAGCGTTACAGCCTGTACATGGATGTTGCTGGCACCTACGGTTGCCCAGTTGCCGTTCCCGAAGCACCGCCGCTGTTGCCACCGAAGCCAGTTACCGCGCCGCCCACCGGCGACTGATCGGCGCTGGACGAAATCGTCAATTTGCCAAAATCGCAGGGTCGAGCCTGGCTCGACTCTTTGTCGGCGAGCCGCTCCTCACGCGCCCCGGTTGAGCGGCCTGCGGCCCCAAGCGCCGCGCCGAACCAAAAACGCTAGACCCATACAGGGATGTCTGGCCACCCCTCAAGTCAGCCAAAAATGTATGTTCTATGCCCGTTCTGTCCAGTGAACCCGATGCATCCGAGCCAAGAAGATCGTCGAATTGCTAAGGTCCAGCGATTCCGCCTAGGTTTCCAGCGAACAAGGTAGCCCGATGTCCATTCATCAACTGAACGTTTGTGGCTCAGCACAGATGCTCCGCGCCCTCCGAGGTCAACTGGAAAAGGCCGAGGCCCACGCCAAGACCCTCGGATATGATCCGGGCAACTTGCTGTTAGCGCGATTGGCGCCAGATATGCACTCCCTTGCCAAGCAGATTCAGTTCGTATGCACCCAAGCCCGTGAAGTGATCAGCCGTCTCGGTGGCAAGCCCCTGCCGACACTCCAGCCGCCGAGCGACATGGACGAAGCACGTGCGCTCATAGACCAAACGCTGGAGTACTTGACCACCAGCGAAGCGGAAGAGATCGATGCCGGCGCCTCGCGTCATGTCGTGATCGAACTGACTGGTGGCCTTGCATTCGAAATGAAGGGCGATGAGTACGCAACGAACTGGGCAACACCTCAGTTCTACTTCCACCTGATAACCGCGTACTGCATCCTACGCCATAACGGCATCCCTCTGGGGAAGGCAGACTATGTGCCCCACATGTTCGCGTGGATACGAAAGGACGGCTAGCTAGCCGCCGGTGATGGAGGCCTCCCGCGTCAGTCGCACTGTCAACACGTCGCCGCGGAAAACGGCGAGAATCTGCGATTGCCCGTACCTTGAACTGCCCAGCCATGGCTGGGCAGCAGGGGATCACATGAAGACGTAACCCAAAGGACCGTCAAGGATAGCGCCAGGCGCCCCGTCGCAATCCGCGCGAAGGGTATCAAAATGCCGCGACTTCCCCTCCCAGAGATGGCGGCAGCGGTACAGGGGAACAGTACCTGGCAACTGGGCTTGCGAGATGTAGCCCCGTAGATGCGAGTATGGGAGCATCGGCTGCCCCTCACAGTTCACGTCGGTGCTACTGAAGGTGTCCCAGGGAGTATGCGAGACACATTCGCGGATCGGCAAGCTGTTCTCAAAGGGAGTCAAGGAGATGAATCCCAAAGTTCCCTCAATGTGCCACCCATCCCGCAAGTAGAGACCGTAGTCCCAGTTCACGCTCACGTGTGAGCCAAGGTTAGGTCTGTAGATGCGGACGACCTCGCTCAAGGTAACGCCAGGCGGCACAGCCAGCGTCGGGTTCATCTGAACTGCTGCGTTTGCCACACCAGACAGATCGGACTGGCTGGCAGGAGCGGCCGCTGCGCTACCGGCTGCCAGAAGCAACGAAATTCCCAAAAGACATGCTTTCACGGACATCTCCATTTCTTTAATCGCGAGCCTCTTGCTCGCCGGACCATCCTAGCGGGGCTTGCAAGTCCGCGACATGACCTAGTTCCCACAGCCAAAAACGTCACTGTGTCAGCCGAACCCCAGCGGCACCTCTGTCAGGTCCACGATGAAGATCGTGGCCCTCTGAGGGCCCATAGTCACGCCGCCGACCGGGAAGGTGTTGGTGATGAGAGTTTGCGAGAACGTCTCATGCTTTGACATGAAAATTCTATTGTCGCTGGTCATGTGGAATGCATCGGCGTAGCCAGTACACCGGTCCTGGGATACCGATGCGTAATAGAACCTGGGAGACGGGATGGCGATGCCAATCTTGGTGCCAGGGAAGAACTGGCCGACCTCAACGACTGGATCTGCCCGGTCCCTTGGTTCCGCACACGAAGTCCGACGGCCATCAGCTGTAGATCCCGTAGTGAAGGGTGATGCCGCCCACGGTGTTGGTGATCGACTGGCTCAAGAACATCTCCATCCTGACGTGATAGTTCACCACGTCAGGACCCCAGGACCAGTTGATGCTGTTGCCTGTCACGGTAACGGAGGGGACCAGCATTCCGTACACCGATCGCTGCCCCTCGCAGGTGAAGTAGTAGAAGGGCTCGCCGCCGGAGAAATCATTGACGACGAGCCCGCCATTCGCCTCAGGCGGCGCCACCCATTTGTTGTTGGAGTTCACCGGGTTGTAGAGCGGGAATCTGTACGACCCGATCATCTTGGACAGCTTGGTGGTGACCGTGGTCTCCACGTAGCCATCAGCTCGTCGTATGCGGAGCCCGACTAGGGTCACAGCAAGACCCCCACTTCAACAGCTGGAACTCCGTTCGGGTGATAGACGTAGACGCCTTGATTGACTACGCGCAACTTGTAGCCATCTGGCGTGTTCCCGTTCAGTTCGAAACCACCGTCCTTGCTGATTCGCCAACCGGTTTGCCCTGGAACATAGTTGTCTGACTGGATGACGCCACCAATCATTGCGTTGGTGATCGCCGCATCCGCGATGTTGGCCGTGTTGATCCACGCCGTTCCGATCAGCGCCTGGTTGATGAAGGTCTGGCCGCCCTGGATCACGAACGGTGAGGTCAGCTGCCCGTTGACCAGGTTGACGAACGCAAAGCGATCGGCGGTGAACAGCACCTGGCTCTGGTAGCTGCCGTCCGGCTGGTTCTCGATGCCGATGCCCATGCCGGCCGCGTAGTACTGCCCGTTGGCGGCGATCTGCAGCTTCAGGCTGTACGAGGCGCTGATCTGCCCGTCCAAGTCGACCAGAGCCTGCGAGGTGGCCTGCACCATCGCCCGGGTTTCGCCCACCGCCGCCTCGGTGGTATCCACGTGCCGGCTCAGCGCATAGTCGCCACTGGCAATGACCGTCAGCGTGGTGACCGTGCCTGCAAACGAGTCCTCATCACCTGCGTTCCAGTCCTCATCGCCCGCATGCTCGGCGCTGTACTGCGCGACCAAGCCGTCCACACGGTTCCCCACCGCGGTGACCTTGCCGTCGATCTCCGTAACGTCCAGCTCCAGCTGGTCGATTCGCCCAACCAACGCACCGGCCTCGGCCACAGCATCGCCCACACTCTTCCACTTCGTGCCCGGCGGTTCCTCATTGCCGGGGTGGGCGTCGGTCCACAACCAGATCTTGCCGTTGCGCACCACCGTCTGGCCCGCCTCATACGTGGCATCTGCGTCCCAGATCAACGGGACGATGCTGCTGATGCTCTCGATTTCCGACAGCAGTTCCTGCCTCAGCGCGCTCTTGTTGATGAGGCCGGAGAAATACGCGTCGTACTCGGCCACGTCGGTGCTCGACTCGCCCACCACGCCTGCACCGGCCGGATACCACGGCCCAATGTTGCCGCTGCGATCCACCAGCCGGCCCCAGAAGTAGAACTTCGCGCCGGCGGCCAAGCCATCGAGCCGGTGCCGGTTCTGGGGATAGGCGAAATCGCCCAGCTTCGTCGCGCTTTCCAGACTCGGTCCCGGGCTGCGCCAGATCTCGGTGCGTTCGGTGTCGGTTGCCCCGGGCGGGAACGCCCAGGCCAACTGGATACCGAACACCATCGACGCGGCCGTCAGCGACGTCACCCAAGGCAGTTCCTTCAGCAGCTGCTGCAGCGTCTGCGGGTTGAACTCGGGCTTGCTACCGTGGAAGGTCAGCTCACCCTGCCACTCCCAGCCACCCACCGAGGCAGCCAGCATGCCGATGCGGCTGGCTTCGAGCTGCTCAGCACTCACCTTGCCGCGGTGGCTGATGCGGTCGTTGATCGACTTGCGGGCTGCGGCCTTCACCTGCAGATGGCTGTCGGGCAGCAGAACCAGCACCAGGCCCACCGGCTCCTGGGTTGCCGGGTGGAGGAGTTCCAGACGGCGCTCGGCCGCCACGATGTTGGACAGTTCGGTCATGGTCGGGTCTCCGAAAAAGAAAGAGCCCGCACATGGCGGGCTCCTTATTGGGTAAGTCAGGGAATATCAGCTAACTTATGAACAGCGCATCGTTCTAGATCGATTTCCAGTCAATTCCCGCAATTCGCTTCAAACGCGCCACAGAGTCAGGCTTGATCTGCAGGTCGGTTAAGTCGCCAATAGTCACACTTCGAACGAACGCCATCGCTTCGCCAAGTGACGCAAGTTCTTGGCTTTCCCAGGTACAGGTGACCCAAACCCACGTCTCCTTCTTTGACTGGCGCTTGTGCGTGTACTGGACCTCAATCGGCTTCACTCCCGACACGCGACCTAGGCAGACCATGAGTCGCCGTTGATTGTCGTAATCCGGATCCACGCTGGATACGGTCAGTTCAAGAGCGTGGTTGCCCTTGCGATCAAGCCTCATGAGCGACTCCTTTCAGATTGGCCGTCAATTCTGTGGTTCATTCGTAGGAACATGCAATCTCGCAGGGTTAAGGGCCGCCCGGTGCGGCCACCGTGATTGGCGCCTGATTCAGCGCCAGGGTGAAGGTGTTGAGGATGAAATCCTCATTGCGGCCACCGGGCACGTTGGGACCGGTCACCAGACCCCGCAGATACTCGATGGAGCCGTCGGCGCGTTCCACCTTGAACGCATAGGCGTCCGGGACGTTGGGGGCGCCCGCGGCGCGCAGGGCCACCTGCCCCGGGTCGGTCAGATCCTCGGCCACCTTCACCTGCGGGTCGCCGGCGTTGGTGATGCCCTTGCCCTTCAGGGCAACCAACGTGTCCAGCGTGTCGTACTGCACGATGTTGGTGTTGATGCCGCGCTCGCCGATGCTGCCGACCTTCTTCACCTGGACGAAGGTCAGGGCCGCGAACTCGGTTTCGGTCAGGTCGGCATTCTTGGGGGTGACGCAGATGAAGAGCTTGGAACCTGCGTTGGTCTTTGCTTCAGCGGCCATAGCCGTATCTCCTCGCGATGGGCGTAAAAAAACCCGCCACGGGGCGGGGTCGTTGAAAAGAAAAAGCCCGCTGGGCAGCGGGCTTCTTGTGGCAATCAAATTTCGCCGTAGTAGCTGATCTTGTAGGCCAGCGGGTTGTAAGGGTTAGACGGCCAAGCCAGCGCAACCGACGTTCCAACCCCCAGATCGCCACTGACACTGACAATCACATGCTCTCGCTTGTCGCTGCCATCTGCTGGCAAGATCCGAAGCGATGATTCTTTGGACCCGGCGCCGAGCTGTATTGGAACCAGCCTCCCTTGACCATCGATCATCGTTCCTTGCGCCCCAATCCATTTGGAAAGAGCCCCAGGGAGGCTGTCGGCGTTAAGGATGAACCCATAGGTCGGGCCACAATCATTATCATTGCTGGACGCAGGAGCGAAACTGAGTTGGTACGGCATGGACGTCTCCTATTTTTTAAAGTCAAGTAGACATGGGGACGCCCAGATCTAACGCAAGCGTTACTTTTTCGGTGACAGTTTTGCAGACACCAGTTGCATGGCCTGCGGCCGGGTGAATCCCGCCTCCACGTAAGCCAAGTACTCGGCCCGGACGAATCTCGCCTGCTCAGCGCAGAACTCGTCCAGCAGCTGCCGGTTCCGCTTCATGCGGGTGATGGCATCGCGCATGGCCTGCAGCTCACCCTCGTTCGGGATCTCGTTGCTGCTGACCAAATGGAGATTGGGTGGCGTAGGTCGCATGTGCTCCAATTGAACTGATCGAACCGTCAAATTCTAAGATCGGAGCCTTGCGAGAGAGCGGTGAGCAGCCCATGCAAGTGAAGCACAGCCTTCCTAGCTTCCTTCTCTGCCTGATCGTGGTTGCGCTGGGCTTCGGCCAATTTCAACTTAGCCTCGTCTTCCGCACGCTTGAAAGCCCGCTTCCTCTTCGACGCATCTATTGCAATCTTCAGAGCATCCAGAGCAGCCAGCACACGTCCTTTCGCGCCTGCGTCCAGTTCGCCTTTCTGGAGTAACCCAATGTCGTGTCGAACTGTGTCAAGACATTGAGAGAGATACGCGGAATCGTCCTCGGAGACGTCGTCCAAATTGATACCAGACAGCTCGCTTTTGAGCGCAGCAATATCGTCCATTATTCGCTTCCCATGACTGTCATGGACGATGTTAGCAGGGTTTCAATCAGTGAAGCCCCGCCAAGGTATGGTCACCGGATGCATCACCCGCTCCGGATCCTGAATGATGCTGGACGTCCAGGGCTTCCTCTCCACCCGCATGCCGGCGAAGGTCGTGCCCTTGGCGAAGGCAGCGATGATCTGGTCCGTCATCGCGGTACCGACCATGATCCCCTGCCCGGGCCGGTAGCAGGCCGACAGCTGGCCGAACCCCTGCATCAGGAACGGGCCATCGTCCTCGATGCCGTAGTTCTCGGTCCGATTCGGGAACCACTGCAGCTCCAGCCAGCGGGCACCTTTGCCGGTGGGCGGCGTGAATCCCTGCCCCGGGTAGGAGCAGGCCAGGCCCTGCGCCGCAGCGAACTGCCCCGCCAGCGTGGCGAATGCGTCATAGATCGCGGTATCGCTCATCCCATCCGTCCTTTCACGTCGGCGGTGACCTCGGCCACGATGAAATCCCAGCGCTGTGCCGCCGCGCGCGCGAAGCCCTTACCGGTCTGGGCATAAGTTCTGCCCAGGCTGTCCTCGCCCTGAAAGCCGTGCTCCATGCGCATGGCGTACTTCGCTGTCCAGCCAGCCCACACGGTCTGCCCCAGCTCAATGGTGGCGAATACCACCTCCGGCGGCTGTGCCCCATCCGTAGGCATACCCTCGACCGAGGCCGCAACGGAGTTGCGCAGGGTGCCCGTGACGACCGGCATCTTCCCGCCCTGTCCCTCTGGCGTGCCGGCTTCCTCCATCAGCTTCGTGGCCGACTCGCGGAAGATCACGCCCTGCATGGCCTTGGCCTTCTCCGTGAAAGCGCGGACCTGGCTCCCGAACTTATTGGCCACGCTTCACCTCCGCCGCCATGTCAACGCGGTATTGCTTCATGCAGCGGCAGCCGATGGTTTCCTCCGGACCGGCACCGAGCGACATGTCGCCGGGGAACCGCATCAACGCACCGCTGGGGGTTTGGAACGGCTCTCCGAACCGGCGTACCTGACCATTCATCGCCTGGTGGCTGTGGCGTCCTCCACCACGCCGCTGATCAGGCGCGAGGAATTCGACTGCAGCCAGCTCTCCACGCCACGGTTGCGCATGTCGAACCCGAACCGAAGCAGCGGCGTGTCGTTGGCTGGGTTGTACCGCCCGCGCACCTGCTGCCGCAGCGATAGGGTCGCCCCGCTCTCGATCAGCGCCGACGGTCTGGCCCTGCTGGGGTTCAAGCCGATCAACGCCACCGGCGCGGCGAAGCTGTACGACCAGGCGCAGTTCCCGGACATGTGCCGGGCCATGATCCACGGCCTGCAGGATGCGGCCGACCAGTACCCGCTGGCAGCGTGATGGAGTTCTGGCGCACCAGCGAACTGCGGGCCCTGCGCCAGATGGAGGGCCGCGACGCGATGACCGTTGCGGCCGCCCTCGGGCGCTCGCCCCGCGCGGTCCAGGACATGGCCCGCTGCCAGGGGATGCCGGTACCACGCCAGCCTCACGCCCTGTACTGGCCGGCCACCACTAAGCGCCGCGCCCGGCAGCTCCGGGCCAGCGGCAACACCGTCAACCAGATCAGCGCCGCGCTGCGCGTCGCGTTTGGGACCGTGCGTCGCTGGGTCTACGAAGGAGCAGCAGCATGACCAGCATCCACGTGAAGCCCGTCTTCAGTGGCGCGACCGATCGCGAAAAGGACCAGGCCCGGCAGAAGCTGGCCGGCGACATGGCGCGCTTCGAGGCCGGCGGCGGTAAGGTCCAGATCCTGGGCAACAGCGGCATCGACAAGAGCACGATCGGCCGCCGCCAGGTGGTTGAGGGTGGACACTATCGCCGCGGTGGCAAAAAGGCAGCACAGGCATGAGCCGCCACATCGAACGCCGCGCGCCCAAGGAGACGCTGGGCTTCGCCTGGGGCCGGTTCCCAACCTTCGGCGGCAGCGCAATCACGTGGCGCCTGTACCGCCGCGACCACCGCCGTGCACTGCATATGCACGTGCTGACCTTCTTCGCCCATGACGATCGAGTTGTGATCGCCGGCCACCTGCGGCGCGCGCGCCGCTACCTGCGCGACAAGGTTGACGAAATCGACCTGCAGGCGATGGGGGTACACGCGTGACCTATCAGGTGACCAATCCGTCTTCAATCAACTTACGGCTCCTACTCGGTTCGGCCCTCAAGTTCGAAGGATATGAACTGCAAAGCGACGTTCGTGGCAAGCCCCCGTATCCAATCAAGGTGATTCTTGAGGATCAGGAAGTCCGTAGTCTCTCCTCCATACGCCCACGGCGAATCCGGGCCAACGGCATGCAGTCGAGCTCGCATGTTCCTAACTCGCTCTTCCAATGTCTGGTCAGCGCCAATCAACGTCGCAAGATCAGCACCCAAAGCATCTGGGAGGTTGTGAATTCGATCCTCTACCGCACGGCCGCCGGGCAAGAGTGGCATCGACGCTTCATCCAGCATACCAACCAGCTTGTCGCCATTCTCAATATGTGGCAGCCCAACGAAGCTCACGGCGGAGTCGAGCTGTCTGAGAAGACCTCCGACACGCAGCGCCAGATGGGTCACTTCATGGCGCAGCCTCTTGCCGAGAATACGAGCCTGGGCGTCTCGCAGATCAGCTGCCTCTTGGTGCTGCTGCTGAGCAATGTCCTTCGCCTTCTCAGCAATGTCCTTCGCCTTCTCGGCAATGTCCGTAGCTCGATCCGACGTTTTGTATGCGAGCACTGCCACCACTGTAGTGGCAATCGCTGCTATCGCACCGACAAAAACCGCAGCCCAATCGGCCAAGTTTCCTACGTCGTCCGCCAACGGACAAAACTCAATCGCCATAGACCCTCCCTGATGTTGGAGGGCATTCTGCCATGACCCACCACCGCTGCGACCGCAGGCTACCGAAGCGCACCGAGGGCTTCGCTCGGGGCCGGTCCATCGACAAGGTGCTGGGCGGCCACGTCCTCACCTACCGCCTGTTCCGCCGCGACCTGGCCGGAAAGCTGCACATCGAGACGCGGACGTTCCAGCTCACCGACCACCGCCGGCACATCGCGCTGCAGCTGTTGAACTCCCGCCGCCAGTTGTTCGGCCGAGTGAAGAAGATCGACCATCAGGCGTGGGGAGTGTCGACATGAGCTTCAACTCGCTCATTCGAGACCATCAGCAGCTTCATGCGTGCACTCGCCGCAGCGAATGCTTTGGCAGCACCTTGCACGCTATTGCAAAGAACCTCGAACTGCTCCTCCTGTCCGTCTCGATCGTTAGCTTGTCGAAGCAAGCGCACGTTCTCAGCACACAGGTCAGTAAGGGCAAGCCCCATCGCCAGCTGCTCACAAATTTCCGTTGGAAGGAGATTGAGTCGCCCAATCTCTTTTTTCGACCTTACCAGACCTGGACCGGCAGCCAAACGCTCCAACTTGTCCAAGTTAACTTCGCTTTCTACTGCCCATTCGAGCGAATTCCCCGTGACAAGATGTTCGAGAAGATCTGCATAGGATATCGCTGCAGAAAGCACCTCTGCGTAAATGAGCGCGATCAAAACCGCCTGATCACGACGTCGGACCTCATCGTCACGCTCCTTCATCTGCCGAGCGAGTTCGTGCGATGCGCTCGCCGTTCGATTCGCAGCTTTCGTAACGAGCCAAACCGCGACAGCTCCAGCAGCAGCTACTCCGGCCGCAATCCAATCCGCAACGTTGCCCCAATCTGCTGCCAGCGGACAAATACCCATGGCCACACCTCCTTGATGTCGGAGCGAATTCTGCCACGCGGCTGCCATGCGCAGGAGAATGAGAATGGCTGACCAGCTGCTCACCGCTTGCGCTGGTGCTGGCGGAGGTGCGCTCATGGCTGAGGCAATCGACCACCGCGAGGTCGGCCGGCAGCTGGCCAGCATGTCCGGGGTCGAGCTCGACTCGATCGCCCCCCAGGACGCTCGTCTGTGGGAGGCCCGCGGCCACGCACTTCAGGCGCTCGCTGCCGGCGACATGGACGCCGCGCTGCGAACCATGGGCATGGTGTCCTCGCGGATCATGGACCGAGACGAAGCATGGGAGATCGCATCGAACGCGGTAGCCGTCCGCATTGCTGCCGGCTAGACGCGCGACATGCTGGACAGCAGCACCGAGGCCGGCCGCGCGCCGTGTGGTCGCGGCTACTACCTGCTCTGCTCCGGAGCCATCGCGGTCTGCTACTTCCCGATGGTTTTCATCACCGACATGAACGGCCGCGGCTACCACTTCCATGTCGCCCAGGACCTGCTCAACGAGCGAGATCCCAGCCCCTACGCCATTCGTCGTCCGACCGTGCCGCAGCAACTGGAGATGTTCCGATGATCGCCCAGGACACAACGCACGTGCCTGACCCCGATGAGGACGAGTACGACCGCCGGCGCCTGCCGGGTGCGTACTCCCAAACGCTCCACCACATCCGGGAGCTGCGCAAAGAGCGGGACGCATTGCTACTGCGTAGCCACGCCGGTGACCGATACAGGTCCGCCCAGCACTCACGGTTCATCAGGAACAGCGAGAACTATGCCGCGCGACTTCTGGTGCGAATGCAGCAACTCGGGATGGGTGGATCCGGAGCCGCCTCTATCGCGCCACTACCGGCACTGCCGGCCCAACTGGACCTGTTTGCATGAGCACCGCCACCGAGCAGCTGCGCGCTGCGCTGGCCACGAACTGAAGGAGGACCCGATGGGAGCTGCTGAAAAGCTAGACATCGTCGGAAAGGACTGGCTGACCGTGGACGAGGCCGCGCACTACTGCGGGGTTTCACGAAGCCAGTTCGATTCGAACATCGCCGACTACGGCATCGAACCACGAAATTTCATGGGCAAGAAGCTATACGAGAAGGCTGCCCTCTACTCTGCAATCTACGGCTCCAAGCAATGGTCAAGGTCACAATCTTCTGGCACGATGGCGCCGCGTACCTCAACTGGCGGGAAGGCGGCAAGCGAAGCCGTGTCGCCATTGGTCGCGTCAGCCCACGCGAGGCTGAGGGCGTACGAGCAGCGAAAGAAGCGGAACTGACCCATGGTGTGCGCATCCTCCCCCGGCTGCCCACTGTCAAGGATTTCTTGGAGGCGTACCTGGACTGGTACAAGGCGGAACACCCGACCACGCACGGGAAGGCAAAGAACGAGGTCCGACTGTTCATTGCTCGCTTCGGCCATCGACCGATCGACACCCTGCGCCCGATGGAAATGGAGTCATACAAGACAGATCGCCTGACCAAGGACAAGGTGGCACCAGAGACCGTGGGCAAGGAAGTGCGTAGGCTGCAGGCCGCGTTCCGGCGTGGCGTGAAGTGGAAGGAACTGGACTTCAACCCGCTGGAGGAAACCCAGGCACCGCGCGGCGTCCGCAGCGTAGCGGTGCGGTTCTACGACCGGGCCGCGATGCGCAAGCTGTACCGTGCGAACCCCGGTCGGGCGCCTCTGTGGCTTTTCATGGCCCACACGGGTCTGCGCCGTGGTGAGCTGGTTGGACTGGGCAAGGATTCGGTGGCAGGGAGCAGACTCAGGGTCGAGAGCGAGCCAGACGAAGATGGCCAGGGGCGCACGAAGTCAGGCAAGTGGCGCGAGGTGCCGCTTAACCGGTATGCGCGCTGGGCGCTGCGCCGCCTACCCGATCCGCTGGTGGCCGTGCACAAAGACACCGTATCCGACTGGTTCGCGTCCAATGCCAAGCGGGCTGGGATCGGCGGCAGCCTCCACCGACTACGGCACACCTTCTGCGCCCACATGGTCATGGCCGGAGTGCCATTGCGACGGGTGCAGATTCTGGCCGGACACGCTGATTACGCCACGACCGAGAAGTTCTACGCTCACCTAACTCCTGAGGGCGACGATGGCGCCGTAGCGAAGCTCAAATACTGA